CCAGATGCTCCAGTTGAAATTCTTACTACGTCCCAAGTTGTTCCATTCCATATCCAAGTAGTTCCACTTACTGTATATGTTTGATTTAAGGTGGGGGAATTAGGAAAATCCATTGGCATATTATGAACCCATAATTAACAAAATGTCTTCTTCTGTTAACCCTAACTGCTCTAGCTTAGATATCGCTTGTTGTCTTTTATTTTGTCTCTGCAATTCTTTTTGCTCAAGCCATGCTGGCAAATCTAATTTTCCTTGATTAAACTGTTCTTCTGTTAAATATGGATCTGCATCATGCCAAATAATTCCAGAATAATCATCTCCGTATATGGTCCACTTAACGCTGTCTGGCACAAGCATTTTTAAAACTTCGGCTCCAATCATCATGGCGTTACCTCCATTAATACCATAGTACTACAATTTGTTATAATACCATCATTTACTGAAACATGTCCGTATCCGCCAGTAAATTTTGTTTTATATGTTATAGCGGAAGTTGTATTTGGTGAATCTAAATGACTTCCAGTAAAAACAAGTCCCCAAAAAAGATGCGCTGGTAGGTACGTATTGGTCCACCCAGCAGCCAAAATAAATTGTTTAACAAGAGAATTATCTTTCCAAAGTTCAAGCCACATACTTGATTGCTGAGAATTAACATCTTTATTATAAACTTGATCAAACATAATTAATATTTTATTAGAAGCGGAAGTTGGAGTAATTGTTGCCTGTAATGTAGTATCCTGTTTAGTTCCTTGCAAAGAATTTGAAGCTACGCTTTGGCTTGAAGTTCCATGAACAACTTGAACAATTTTTCCTAATCCTTGTGGTCCTGTTGCCCCAGTTGCGCCAACAACACCTTGTGGTCCAGTAGATCCAGTTATGCCTTGAGGGCCTGTAGCACCAGTTAAACCAGTTGGACCAGTCGCACCTTGTGCACCTGTTGGTCCAGCTAAAGAGTTTCCAGTTTCTATCCAATAAGAATCATAATAAATATAAGTTAAACCATTGTCTGAATTATACCAAGCTTGTCCAGAAACTGGTGATGATGGTGGTGTGCTTGAAACAATTGTAAATACTCCATTTGCACCTGTTGCGCCAGTTAGACCTGTTGCGCCTGTTGGTCCTTGCGGACCAGTAATTCCTTGAATACCTTGAATACCTTGTGGACCAGTTGCGCCTTGAATACCTTGTGGGCCAGTTGGTCCTTGTAAGCCAGTTGTTCCTTGAGGTCCAGTTGCTCCTTGAATTCCTGTAGCTCCTGTTGCACCTTGTGGACCTTGAAGTGGTCCAACATTAAGCCACTGTGTTCCATCCCATACATATAAATCTCCTGCAACAACATAACCGTCTCCAAGAGATCCAGTTGGATGCGCTGTTTGCAATGCGCCTAATGTTGCATATGTTCCTAAAATTGTTACGCCTGCGCCTTGTGGACCTGTTACACCTTGTGGTCCTGTTGATCCTTGTGGTCCTGTAGCGCCAGTTGGGCCTGCTATTCCTTGTGGTCCAGTTGGACCAGTTGTGCCTTGAGGTCCAGTTACACCTTGAACACCTTGAATGCCTTGTGGTCCAGTTGGACCAGTTGTGCCCTGTGCACCCGTTGCTCCAGATGGTCCAGCAGGACCAGATGGACCAGATGCACCTTGTGGTCCTGTAGGACCAGTTGCGCCAGGATTTGCTGTTAGATAGTTATCTATATCATTAGCCAAATTTTCAAAATGTTGCGGAATGTCTGGCTGATCTGGGTAATCAGGAAATCGAAAATTCTTAGACGTTGTTGGCATTTCTTTATTATACCACTATGACCTTTCGTACCAGCCTTTACCCCATAGGTTCATAAGCCTATAAAAGTACTTTTCATACATATATTTAATGGTGTCTACTGAATATAGGTCCACTGCTCGTTTATGAATAGCATAGGTGTCTAGGAATTTTACATCTTCCGCCGCCCTACAAAATTCATCAAGAGTATGGCATCTATAACCAGTAACGCCATGAACTACAGTTTCTGTAAATGCTCCCCAGTCTGTGGTAATGACTGGCGTTCCGCAGGCTTGGGCCTCTATATTAACATTGCCAAACGGTTCAATATAAAGCGTTGGAACAAATACTGCAATAGCTTTACCCATAAGCTCTGCTCTTTTTTCTGCACCAACCGATCCGATATATTCTCCATATTTAGGAATGTCATTTCCAGATCCAGCCAAAATAAGTTTAGCGCCTAATTCTTTACAAGTCTCTGCAGCAATTTGAACGCCTTTGCGTTCTATCATTCTGCCAATGTAAAGATAGTAGTCGCCCTTTTCTGGCTGATAGGGAAACATGGCGGGATCAAGATAACCAGGAATTACAGTATCATAAAACTTTCCATTAATTGTATATGGATCTTTATGTGCAGCATAAACGCTATGCATCCAGGCATACGATTCAAATACTCTATAATTAGAAAATGTGCCTGTATATCCAATTCCAAATTCCACCGTCATATTATTTGGAAATGCATCTGCTATTGGCTTTTGACAATTACCAGCAATTACACAAATGAAATCTTTTTCTTCAATTCTTTTAGACATTTCTTTTATTGCCGTGCTGTTGAATATTTGCCAGTATTTATTGCTTGTATCAAATAATATGTTATCTAGATCTGTTTCTGCATTATAAGCAAGTCTATCTTCTTCTGATATACAGGTTATGAGTTCATCTACTTCCGCCTCATTTTCTATTCCCGCATATAAATAAACTGTATGTCCCAAAGATTTCATCATATTGCAAAATCTACGGACTTTTTCCGTATAGGCGCACCAAACATATTCTTTTGTCGTGTTTGTGTGAGGTAATGATATTACATGAAAACGCATATATATATTTTACTATATTAATTTAGGAAAGTAAATACTAAGACCAGGAAACTGTTCCAGTTCCGCCCGTAAATCGTTTAAAAGAATATGAACCAGTTGTTCCAGTAGCATCTGCAGTTAAGCCAGCACCAACAGATATTGTTCCTGCTGATGTTAACCATCTTAGAATTACTACTCCAGAACCACCATTTCCACCAGGACCACCTGGGCCTCCGTAACTGTTTTTACCACCGCCACCTCCACCGCCAAGATTTGCGGTTCCTGCTCCACCTGTTCCAGTAGGTATAGCACCATTACCGCCACCGCCTGCGCCACCTTGTCTACGAGAAGCATCGCTTCCACCTTCTCCGCCACCTCCACCGCCACCTGCATATGTTGTAGAACTTCCGTTTATGTTATTAGAGGCGCCATCGCCACCTTTTCCGCCGCCTTCTTGTGATCCTCCTACTTGACTTGCGCCACCGCCGCCACCTGCAGAGTAACTGCCACTACTAGGACCAGCACCACCATCTCTGCCTTGTCCAGATGTTCCAGCATATCCTGGATTTCCGTATGCTCCACCACCACCAGAGCCACCAGTACTTCCAGCAGAACCACCTGGCCATGGAGGATCTTCGTGACCTACACCTCCTCCGCCGCCTATTGAAGTAATTGTTGCAAATACAGAATTGCTTCCTTGTTTTCCACCAGTATTTGTACTATTGTATCCACCCAAACCGCCGCCGCCAACAGTTACTGTATAATTTGTACTTTTTTGTAGACTTAAAGCAGTTTCTACAGAGGCTCCACTTGATCCTCCAGTATTAGCTACTGTGGATCTCATTCCTCCTCCTCCTCCTCCAGCACCATAACGACCATTAGAACCTCCAGAATAATTATCCATACCTCCGCCTCCTCCACCTGCTACTACTAAGTAATCAACAGTAATTGGTGAAAGGGTTGTTATTTGAGTTGAAGAAGATGAAGCAGCTGACGTTCCAATAGCATTAGTTGCTGTAACTGTAAAAGTATAATTAGTCCCTTGAGTTAATCCTGTTAAATTAAATGTACCAGAACCAGATTGAGATAATGTATTTCCTGTTGCTCCTGCTGGTGACGACGTTGCGGTATAAGTGGTGATTGCTGAACCGCCATTATTTACTGGCGCTGTAAATGTTAAAGTTGCAGTATTTTGTCCTGTGGCGGTTGCTGTTCCAATTGTTGGAGCTTGAGGAACTGTTGCAGCAGTAAATGTACTTGCTGAAGACGCTGTTGAGCTACCATTTGCATTTATTGCTTTAATATACATATTATATGAAGATCCTGCCGTAAATCCAGCATTAATTGTTAATGGACTAGATGTTTGAGCTGGCGATAGAGCGGTATATGTTGATCCATTAGTTGAATACGAATAATTTGTAATTGTTGATCCGCCATTTGCTCCAGAAACGGTTACTGTTGCTGTTGGAGTAGATCCATATGCAACTCCAGTTGTAGAAGATGCTGAAATAGTAGGCTGTTGAGGAAGAGTTGAAGCTGTAATTGATGATGTAGCTGCACTAGATGTAGAAACTCCATAATCATTTGTAGCTGTTGCTGTAAATGTATATCCAGTTCCTGCGCTTAATCCAGTAAAAGTATAAGATGTGCTTGAAGTTGTTTGTACTGTTGTAGATGGGCTAGAGGTAATTGAATATGATGATGGCAATCCTCCAGAGGTATTAGGAGTAATTGTTATATCTGCTGTAGGACTTCCGTATGCTGCCGCCACTGAATTTGATGCAGACAATGTAGGAGACTGTGCTGCAGCATTCATTGCTTTCCAGCCACTTGCTGTATAAATTTCTAATCTTCCAAGAGTACCGTTGTAATATGTATCGCCAACTGCTGGGCTGGATGGACGATTTGCTGTAGTGCCTTTTGGCGTCCCACCTAAACTAGAAAAATTTAAAGGCATTATCTCACCACCCATCCATATGTAGATCCTGTATATACAAGACTAAATGCAGCTCCATTTGTATCTACTGTTAAATCTTGAACTGTACCATTAATTTTACCACTGTTTGAATTTACGGTAATGTTATTTGTTGCTGCCGCCCCAGAAGCGTCATATATTTCAATAGTATCTGCTAATGTAGGGGATGCTGGTAAGGTTAATGTTCTAGCAGAAGTGGTATCTACGAAATATCTCTTTCCCGCCGCCAATGTAATATTTGAAGAAACCGAGTTTCCAGATACAGAAAGGGCGGGGGTATAAATAGGCTCAGATGAAGTAAATGCTCCTGTGGATTGTACCCAATTAAATGTTTTATCAGTTGCACCTTTAATTGTAATACCAGCGCCATCGGCGGTGGTATCAGTAGGTGAAGCAACAGAAGCTAATTCTATATTCTTATCATCTACAGTTAAAGTAGTTGAATTAATTGTTGTGGTGGTTCCATTTACTGTAATATCTTGAACTGTTAAATTTCCTGCTGCTGAAATTGAAGCAAGTACAGTACCGCTACTGTTCTGCCATTCTTGGAGATTGGCAGTTTGTCCTGATGCTCCACGCACACGTACAACTGTCATTCCTGTAACGCCAGAGTTATTAATAAGCAATCCTGCTGTGTATGGATTTAATATTGTTTGGTTAGTTCCACCATCTTGTAATTGTAATGAACCATAAACAGATGCTGTTGACGCTCTTAATAAAGTTCCATTAAGTGCTAAATAATCTCCTGATGAAGAAATTGCAGCATTTGCAGTTCCACTACTATTTTGCCACTCTTGAAGATTGGCGGTTTGAGAGGCTAAGCCACGAACTGTTATGGGTACAATGGTCGTGCTTTGTGTACCAACTAGAATTGTACCTGAAGCTGTTAGATTGATATAAGAACCATTGTTATTTATGTCTCTTAGTCCTGGACCAAAATAAAATCCTGATTGATTGATTTTTGCTAATACTGTTCCTGTGCTACCTTGAAATTGTTGAAGATCAGCTGTTTGAGAGTCTGCGCCTTTGACAGTAATACCAACAGTTCCTGTAGCCTGAGAAGTTACAGTTACGTTACCAGCAAACGTCAATGTCTTAGCAGAGAAGTCTCCACCAATGAGAGGAGTTGAAGTATTAGAATTTGCTATAACAAGTTTATTGCTACCGCTTGTATTTTGACCAGCCTGATATCCTATCATTATATTGCCAGAGCCGACGCCAGAATAACCTGACTGTGTTCCTAAATAAACGTTATTGTTGCCACCGCCACCGCCATTTATAACACCCGCTAGAGTTCCTACAAATACATTGTCTGCTCCATAATTATATCTACCAGATGCATAACCAACTGCAATATTTTGATCATTTGCACCAAATGATTCTCCTGCATATAATCCTATAGCAATATTTCTTGATGCGCTAGTAGCACTTCCAAGTCCAATTGTAATGCCATTTATACTTGCATCAACACTAGATGTTATTTTTCCTGTCGCCGAAATTGAAGCAAGTACTGTTCCCGCCGAATCCTGCCATTGTTGTAGGTCGGCGGATTGAGAAGCTGCACCACGAATTATTATGCCTTTATCGGAAGCCAACTTAGGTTGAACATTTATCCAAGCACCATAACCAGAAGCAGTTCCGTTTTGAAATGTTCCATAAGCATCAATTCGGGCATTTACTGTACCTGCACTATTTTGCCATTGTTGTAGGTCTGCGGTTTGAGATGCTGCGCCACGAATGACAACAGGGACATATGAAGAAAGTCCTGCAGTAACGCCCCACATAACACCTGAAATTGTTGGACCAATACTATTAGCCAATAAGTTACTACCAATTAATTCTCCATAAGAACCAATTTTTGTACCAACAGTATCGTTGGATTGACGCCATTGTTGTAAATCACCTGTTTGACTAGATACACCTTTAACGATTAAAGCAACTCTATCATAGGAGTACGGATACATAACGTTTGTTTGACCAGATATTAATCCTATAGACCAAACAGTATTGTTTCCCCATTTTATTTGACCAACGCCAGATGAGCTAAACACTAGAGGAATTGATGGTCCTTGACCTGTTGTTATTGGACTTCCAATATAAGTATAAGCGGTTCCAGACGAATCCTGCCATTCTTGTAGATTGGCGGATTGGGAGGCAGCGCCTTTTATAATCAAACCTTTTGTAGATGCCGAGGCGGCAGTAATAGTAGACCCACCACTACTTGATATAGTTAATGAAGAAAGATCTGTAGGAGCATAATTTGTTCCTGAAGAAGAGTACGGAATTTGACCAGCATTTGGCGATGTTGTTGTTCCAGTTCCGCCATATTGGGTCGGAAGCGTAGTAGATGAATCTAAATTATTATTTGTGGCAAGAATGACGCCAGATGCATTAGATAAGCCATTAACAAATAGCTTATTTTTAACTTTAAAGTCTTTATCTGCCAATTCAGTTCACTCTCCCTTTATTGGATATTTAATTATAGCATTAGATTATTTAGCGTATCTAATGATTATTATTCCTGAGCCGCCAGTTCCATTGAAGTCTCCTCCTGCGCCGCCGCCTGTGCTGACCATTCCAGGGGTTCCATATGAACCGCCGCCGCCGTTACCTCCAACGCCTGAAGAACCACAACCTCCTCCTGCATACCAGTATGTTCCAGAAATATTTTGTCCTGTACTAGTTGCTAAGCCCCATGAAGAATATGAAGATGATCCATTTCCTCCACTAGTACTAGTAGCTGCAGCACCTGCACCGCCGCCGCCTCCGCCGTAACCACTTTGATTTCCAGCTCCGTTATTTCCTTGTCCTGGTGTACCTCCACCGCCTGAACCTGCACCAAATGAGCTATTTTGCCCACAGCCTCCACCACCTGAGCCGCCGCTAGCTCCGTTGTTTCCACTACCTCCTGAATTACCACCGCCTCCTGCGCCGCCTCCTGTAGCAGTTAAAGAGATAGATCCTCCAATAAAAGATGAATTTGTTCCATTGGTTCCACGTCCATAATTAGGATTACTTCCAGTTCCTCCACCACCAATTGTTGTAACATAATTAGTACCATTTACTAGTGACTGTGATGCGTTATACAATAATCCTCCAGCTCCACCTCCGCCACCCCAGTTATATCCCGCTCCTCCGCCACCAGCAATAACAAGAACATCTGCTGTTACTGATTGAGATGGTGTAAGAGTTCCACTATTTGTAAATGTATGATACCAGTAACTAGCATCGCTTGTAACTCTACCACCAGATGCTTTAGGGCTTACCTCATCAGTATAAACAGTTATTCCGTATAGAGTAGCAGTTGTATGCTCTAAAAAATTATAATCGCTAAAGTTAGCACCGCCTTCACCTGCGGCAAGCCTTATAGATGTAATGGCTGCTGAGTTAGCCCATAAGCTTGTAAAAAATCCCATATTATTATTAGTAGTATCATTTGCTTCCATTACAGAATCAGAACTAAATGATTTATTACTACTTGATTTATAGTTAGGAATATAAATTTCAAGATTTGAAAATATTCCTGAATTATTATTTGCTTGATTTGTATAGCCAAGATAAGCATATGTTAAAGTATTGCTACTTTGAGATATTGGTGAGTTTGCTGCTTGAGCTACTAAATTTTTATAAGAGTACCCGCTTGTTGAACTATTAAATCTTATATTTGTAAAATTTGTCGAATAGTCATTTCTGCTAGAACGAGCAGAAATTTTTATCATTAAATCAGTATATATTTGTGGGATATTATTAAAATCAATATATGTTGCTCCTCCTGCCCCCACTGTAACAGTTTTTATTGCTTTTATATTTTCATTAGCCATTATACTGGATACCTCACTATTACTATTCCTGAACCACCAGCGCCAGAAGGATTAGAATCTCCGCCTGAGCCGCCGCCGCCGTTACCTGTATTTGCAGCACCTGTAGCTCCTTGAGTATTAGCATAGTAGTCAGAACCATTTCCACCAGCGGCATACGTTACAGATGTTCCACTTATAGAACTTGCCTGTCCACTTCCACCAGTGCCTGAAGATCCAGCAGAACCTTTACCGCCGCCGCCACCGCCTGAATACTGACCGCTCCAACTTCCGTTAGCACCGTTATTTCCTTGTCCTGAAGTGCCTGTACCTCCGCCTGAACTTTGTCCACCGCCACCTCCTGAACCTCCATTACCTCCTCCGCCGTTACCTCCACCAAGACCTCCTCCATAAGCAGTTTGTCCATTAAAAATAGAATTGCTTCCAGCAAAACCAAAATTTGAGTTTGCAGTTTGTCTTGCTGCACCAGCACCAACGGTTACTGTATAAGCTTGTGCTGTGAGTGACATGCCGCTACCAGTAATCATACCTCCTGCGCCGCCACCTCCGCCAAATCTTGTTCCTCCGCTTCCACCACCTGCTACTACCAAATAATCAACATTAGATATTGAAGTGTATGGGGTTAAAGTGCCAGATTTATTAAATATATGATACCAATAAGAAGAATCTCTATAAATACTATCTCCGCCAGTTGCTTTAGCTTGTGCAGAAAGACTTGAATTAATTCCATAAAGCTTGAATGTTGATCCTGCAGAAAGACTAGCTCCTCCTCCACAATAAACTTGAACTGATGCTATAGCATTTGTATTTCTCCATAAAGAAACCATAAAATCTAAACCAGTAGATGCGTTATTACTTCTACTGATTAGCGTTTTGAATGTTTCATTATTGCTATAATTTTGTATATTAATAAAAGATGTGCATGAATTTGTTGTTGTGGGAGACCCCATATCTGATATACGAGATCCGCTTGTATTATTAGCCCTTGTAGATGAAGCAGTAGAGCCATTTCCTCTTAAAGTTATATTAGAATAATTGCTTCCAAAATCACCATTATATCTTAAATATAAATCATCATTAGAAGACACTTTACAATCAAGAACTAGAACTAAATCTGTATATATTTGAGGTATCCCGTAAAATATAACAGAAGACTGCGAACTAGATAAGGTTTGTGAAGCAATAGGAGTATACGTGCTCATAATGATTTTATCCCATATAGTGCAAATTGACTATTTTGAACCCAATTTGTAACATCGCCATTAATAATTGTAATACTTGTAATGGCATTATTATTTCTCCAAGATCCAGATGAGAAATACATATTAGAATTTTGTACTCCATTAAGTTCTATTCCAGAAAGTGCTTTTTGAGTTTTATATTTATTAGTATTTGAATAATCTAATATGTCTACAATTGAGACTCCAAATATATTAGCAACATTAGAATTTCCTAATTTACCACTAAGCAGCCAACTACTATTAGGACTTCCACCATTAGAAGCAGCTGAACCACTTCCTGCTAAATAATGCCAAGAATAATTACTGCCAGTATCACTATTGTATCTAATATAGATATTATCATTTCCTGTTGTACCGCCCGCATCAGACTTAGTAAGCATTCTTATTTGTAGATGTTTATAAGTATTAGGAATATTGCTAAATGTTATAGAAGATGTTCCAGTAGAACCAACTGTTACTATTTGTAAAGGATCCATTGATTCAATTTCATTTGCAACTGGGGTATATGAGGAGCTTGCTGTCGAATATGATCCTGTTCCAATTATATTTACTGCCGCCACCCTAAATACATATGCAGTATCTATTGTTAATCCCGTAACTGTAGCAGATGTAGATGTTGATGTTCCATCACTAAATGTAGTCCATGATGATCCTGAATTTGATGAATATTGCACAGCATAATCTGTTATTGCGCTGCCTCCATTTGATGCAGGCGCAGTCCAGGAAATAAGAGCCTCCCCATTAATTCCAGTATCTACTGCTATTACAGATGTTGGGGCACCTGGAGTTGTAGCAGTTGTAATTGAATTTGATGCAGATGATGCATTTGATGTTCCATAACTATTTGTGGCAGTTACGGTAAAGGTATATGAGGTATTTGCAGTAAGTCCTGATACTGATATAGGGCTAGATGCATTACTTGCTGTAATCCCGCCTGGATTTGATGTTGCTGTGTATGATGTAATTGCTGAATCGCCAAAATCTGTAGGTCCTGTAAATGGAACTGATGCGGTAAGTCCACTTACCGTTGCCGTTCCAATTGTTGGAGGCAGAGGAACTGCTCCATTTGCAATTAATGATATCCAAGCGCTACCAGTCCATACTTCAAATGCTTTTTTATCTGTATTGAAGAATAGATCTCCTGCTGTTGGAGATGCTGGTCTACTTGCTGTTCCGCCCCTTGTATATGCTGCAGGAACTGTATACCATTGAGTATTTGTTCCATCTGTTTGTAAAACTTTATTTGTATTTCCAGATTGCGGCGGCAGTAAAGAATTTAAAGTATTAGTAGTAGAAGTTTGTCCAGTTCCGCCCATAGATACAGGAAGTGGAGTTTGGATATCCAAACCATTTTTTACTTTAAAGTCTTTATTTGCCATTAGAAGGTTATACTCCCACTAGTTGTAAAAACATAATAATTAAATCCATTAGCAGTTTGTAATGATCCTGTATAAGAAGAGGCTGTTCCAGTAGTTTTTATAACAACTACTCCATCTTTTCCTGCACCACTAGCGCTAATTGGCTGACTTGAATCAGACTGAGCTCCACCTCCACCGCCTGAGCCAAATGATGTAGCATTTCCTCCATTAACATATCCTTTTGCTCCATTTCCAGCACCAGTACCACCTGTGCCAGCTGCTCCACTTAATGATCCTCTAGAACCACCACCGCCGCCCGAACCTACATATGTCATACCTGAGAAAGCAGTTAGGTTTGCTATATCTGATGGAAGCTGATAACCTTGACCACCATTTCCTCCTGCTTGAGCTGTTCCATTAGATCCAGATGTAGAGTATCCTCCACCGCCTGCTGCTGTAATGTTAGAATCTCCTCCAAATCCGCCATTATTTCCTTGACCCGCTGTGCCTGTTCCACGTAAAGTAGATTGATTATTTCCTCCACCGCCAGAACCTCCATTTGCTGATGACGGAACAGATCCAGAAGCATATGCTATTCCTCCTCCTCCGCCTACTGCTGTATAAGTTCCATCTTTATCTACTACTGAAGAATTGCTTCCTTTAACACCATTTGTAGACAAATCGCCAGGACCTATTTGACCTCCTGGACCTCCAACTGTAATAAGATATTGAGTTGAACCAAGGAATGTTACAGATTGTGTAGGAATAACTCCACCTCCACCACCGCCGCCACCAAGTCCACCAGCGCTACCGCCACCAGCAACTATTAATGCTGTGGCAGTTACTGCAGCTGTTGGAGTAACAGAATTACTTGCAGAAGATGCTGTTGATGTCCCATTAGCGTTTAATGCTCTTACAGTAAATGTATAGGCAGTTCCATTTGTCAGTCCTGTTACAGTTATTGGCGACGATGCGCCAGATGCTGTAATATTTCCTGGAGATGATGTTACTGTATAAGATGAAACTGCAACATTTGTAGGAGCAGTAAATGAAACTGTTGCTTGGCCAGAAAGACCAGTAGTTGCAGATACAGATGTTGGTGCATTCGGAACAGGTGATATTTCTATCCAAGATGTACCATTATATCTAATCAAATTATTAATTGTTGTGTCGTAAAACAAATCTCCAGTCGCAGGAGATGCTGGTCTGTTTGCAGTCGTCCCACGACCAATATGACCATTTGCTGCAGTATTGTGTGTAGAAATTGCAGATGATACTGTAGATGAGACTGATGACGAGGTTGCTAAATCTGCTGTATTAGAAATACCATGAACTGATGTTGTTGCTGAATTATGGCTAGAGATGGCTGCCGCCGTCTCTGTATCCGTCGCCAAAGCGGTGGCGGTAGAGAGGACGTTAGCTACATCTCTAGCTCTAGTCAATTTATATTACTCCATTGATACAACTTGCCAATTGAGATCATCTTCACTCCAAGTATAGAATTGTCCATCTGTTGGATATGGTGTAGGTGCATCCCATAGACATGTATCTTCATTTAGTGTCCAAGAATTAAAAGGTTTAGGCGGAATAAATGCGTCACGGGATGCATCATATGTGTATCCAATGCCTGCATAATTCTTTCTAAAGCCTGCGTCTTCTGTCATTTCATTTGTTTCTGGGTTTCTCTTTTTTCCGCCCATTGAATTATATGATGTACGCTTGCATACTTGTCCATATACTTCTGCATAATGAGCTTCCCAGTCAGAAATGCCATCAACAACTTCGTCTTCATTGCGACCAACGATTACTTGAGTTACTACGTTATTTTCATCAAGAAAAGCGTAATGTGCCATTTTATTTCCTCCTTTTTTATTAAATTACCAATACTTCTGCTTCTTCAGCAGTAAGTGGTTGACCAGCAATAAGTTTAGCTTTTGCTGATGCTTTAAGAGCTGCTTTTGCTTCTTCTGCCGCCACACGAGCTGCTTCCGCTTCGGCATATGCTGCTGCATCTGCTTCACGCTGAGCAATTTCTTCGGCGGTCAAAGGAACAATAGATTGCTGTCCTGTTGAACAATCTACAACTATTTTTGTCAGTGTTTCAGTCATGCTTCCTCCTATTTTTATCTATTCTACCATTTAGTAAATGATAAGTCTATTAAATTTACTTTAAATATCTAAGTATTACTACTCCAGAACCACCTGCGCCATTAGTACCGCCGCCGCCGCCTGTATTTGCTGTTCCATTGCCAGTTGTTGATCCTCCACCGTATCCAACACTTGCAGTTACTGCATATCCTACGTTGTTACCATAATTTTCGTGTCTTCCAGAACCACCTCCACCGAATCCGCCATCGTGTCCAGAATAAATTTTATTTGCAAACTGAGAATATGTTCTGCCTATTCCTCCTTGAGCTGCTAAAGAAGAGTTTATAGGGCTGCACCAATAATTATTAGAGCCAGCTCCTCCAGCACCTCCTCCTCCGCCACCAGCCCATTTATAATGATTCATATGTCTGCTTCCGCCAGCATTCCCATATCCAGTTGCCCCTCCACTATTTCCTTGAGTAGGACTTCCTTGTGCTGCTGAACAATTTGCACCTGGGCTATCTATTGGATATCCTCCACCTGCAGAACCTCCACTAGAACCGCTAGTACCACCACCCAAAGCGGTCATATCTAAAAATGTAGTATTATTTCCATTACCACCATCTGCTGATCCGCCAGCACCTATTGTTACTTGATATGTTCCAGCAGATATTGTTTTGCCAGAATGATACAAAAGCCCACCAGCACCTCCTCCTCCGCCACAACCCTCTCTAGTTCCACTAACAAGTCCTGCTCCTCCTCCTGCAAGCATTAATATTTCAACATTATTCAGTGTTAAGCTAGTGCTAAAATAATCAGTTGAATTGAATGTATGATATCTATATGTAGCATCTTCTGTAACTGTTCCTCCTACTGGGGCTGCTTTTGGTGTAACGCTATTACTTGCAGAGCTTGCCGTAGATGTTCCGTTGGCATTTGTTGCAGTTGCAGTAAATGTATAAGCAGTATCATTTGTTAATCCAGTAAATGTATATGTTGTATTTGATGTTGTTTGTGTTGTTGTTGCTGGGCTTGATATAATTGTATATTGTGTAATTGATGATCCACCAGTTGCACCTGGCGTAATCGTAATTGTTGCTTCGGCATTTCCAGAAGAAGCAGAAATACTAGGCGCTTGTGGTACAGTAGTTGCAGTAATTGCACTACTCGCAGATGATGCAGATGATGTTCCATATACGCTAGATGATGTGGCGGTAAATGTATATGCTGTATTTGATTGTAAACCTGTAACAACTATAGGAGAAGATGAGCCTGTATTATAGTAAGAACCTGGGCTAGACGTAACTGTATATGTAGATCCTGGAATTGTTCCTATAGTAAATGCTACTGAAGCTGAGCCGTTATTGTATGCTCGTCCAGTACCTTGATTTGTTGCAATTACTGAAGATGGGGCGGTGGGTGAGATACCAATTGGAATCCAAGTCGTTCCATTATAAACTTCTGGATAACCCAATTGAGTGTTTGTATATATATCACCATTTGATGGAGAAGCGGGACGAGAAGCGGTGTTTCCTGCCTTATAATGTCTATTAGTTGTACTAGAAGCATGATTAGCAATAGCTGAGTTTACTTCTGCATCCGTCGCCACATCTGTGGAGGCGGAGAAAAGGTTAGAAAGATCTCTAGCTTTGCTCATAATATACTATTATATCTCCTTTTATTTATTAGTTAATAAGTATTAAATTGTAATAGTTCCACTAGAATTAAATTTATAATATGTAAATCCTCCAGATACATATCTTGTTGGAGAATTTGTAGTTGCAGATGCAGTTACGTTACCTACCAATCTAACGATTACTATTCCTGAGCCGCCAGAGTTTCCAGAGGAATTGTTTTGTGTTCCTCCTCCGCCGCCGCCTCCAGTATTAGCAGTACCAGCGCTTCCAGAACCTTGAGAACCTTTACCAGTTCCTCCGCCGCCAGAACCTCCTGGGGAACCAGATGTTTGTCTACCAGAAGTGTCTCCTCCTCCTCCACCACCACCTGCATAATAATATATTCCTCCGACATTTTGTCCAGAAGAAGTATCAGCACCCCATTGAGAATATAGACTATTTCCTACTCCACCTGAACCACCATTTGTGCCACCTACATTACTAGTTCCATTACTTCCTACTCCACCAGCACCACCACCACCGCCGCCGCCAAAGCCGAGATTACCTCCAGCGTAACCTTCTACTGGAGAATAACCACCTTCGTTACCTGCTGCCCCATCAGGATATGTGTTGATATAAGCACCACCACCACCAGAACCTCCAGTGGTAGGGTTAGTAGGGTCTACTGGGGAATTACCCGCACCTCCTCCGCCGCCAGTAGCTGAAACTGTAACCATGCCAGATCCACTAATAGACGAATTGCTACCTTTACTTGTTTGAGAACCTCCAGCGCCTACTGTAATAGTATAAGTTGTGCCTGGATTAAATGTTAATGCTAATGCTCTAAAACCACCTGCACCTCCGCCGCCGCCGCCGCCGCCATTGTTGCCTCCTCCTCCACCACCACCTGCAACAATTATTGCGCCAGATCCAGATCCTGGAGCTGCATCTCCCATAGATCTAGAGAAGCCATAAGATTTAACTGAACCTATTGAATCTAATATCGGACTCATAGGCTAACCTCACGCAAACTTTGTCTGTGATGCTAGTACGGTATATGTTGATGCCGCTGTCTTAATGATATTAAATACATATGCATCTATACTAGAAGCATTTCCAGATGTTGGAGCAGTTCCACCTTGCCATTTTGGAGTAACATTTGATCCATCAATTTGAATAGTATTTGGATAATATGCGGTTGAGCCATTTGTATTAAGCCAAACCAAAGTTATAGAATCTCCAGTTGTTAAAATGCTATTTAAAGTATTTGATCCATTTCCACGGAAATTTAATGTATGGTTTGCTGAGGCATTAGATGTGTAGTACCAAGTTCCAGAAGTTAAAGCATCAATATTTATTGTTCCTGTTGCTGCCGACGCAACTATATTTAATCTTTCTTCTGGAGAAACAATTACTGGTTGATTTAAAACTGGAGTTGTAATTGTTGGAGATGTTCCAAATACTAAGGCTCCAGAACCTGTTTCATCTGTTACTGCTGAAGCTAGATTTGCAGATGATGGAGTTCCTAACCATGTAGCAATTCCTGTGCCGAATGATGATATTCCTGTTCCGCCATTTGCTACAGAAACTGGGGTAGATAATGCTAGGGTTACGGCTCCGCTTGATCCGCCGCCTGTTAAACCTGTGCCAGCTGTAACGCTTTCAATATCTCCAGGAAGGGAAACTGATCCACCTAGAGATACCGCAGAACCATTAATAGTAATACTTGAATTCTGTAATTGAGCATTTGAAATTGTGCCAACTAATCCAGATGTAGGTAGCGAGGCTACGCTAAAATTATTATAGCAATTTATTTGAACAAAATCGCCTGATGATAAAGCTGATAAACCTGTAATTGATGTGCCATTTGTAGCTGTATAGTCATCTCCACGAACTAGAAGAATACCATTGAGATATACCTGTTCCTGCCCTGGAGTATATGAGAGAGCTTGAGATGCATTATCATATCCTGAAAGACTTGTTTCTCCGCCGCTCATTGTCTTCCGCCAAATAAGACTTGTTAATACGCCATTAGCCGATGGATACTGATCTATCATGCAATCTCAACTCCTGATATATGAAATTTAACATCTGTACTACTTGCATATCCTGCTAATATTTTATTTTGTCCCATAACTGTTTTTGGTTGTAAATTAATTACTGTATTTGCAGATACTGGAACGGTAGGCAGAATATTAATACCATCTACTGTCATTGTAACATATTGTTGACTTGAAGACGTATTTGATATTACTATGTCTGTTAATACCGCCTTTGCTCCTGCAGTATTTGGGGAGGTGTAAAGAGTTGCAGAACTTGTTGCTGCCGCCCCTCTATAAAATAATGCTGGTGTTGCTGCCATTTAAAAGACCCCCATTAGTGTATATGAATCTTGCTCTGCTAATGCATTTGTCAAAGTAGTTATAGTTGTATAGAAATTAGGATCATCATTTAGAGCCTGTGCAATTTCATCAAGAGTATCTAGGGTTCCTGGTGCAGATGCTATTAAATTATCTATTGCGGTTTTAACAAATGCTGTTGTTGCTACTTGAGTTGTATTTGTTCCTGCTGTCGCAGTTGTGGTAAACATAGAGCCAGAGGAATCAACTTTGGAAAGTACCGTTCCACTACTATTCTGCCACTGTTGTAGGTCGGCGGTTTGAGAAGAAAGACCCTGAATAATTAATCCAACTGAAGTTGTCGCTCCTGGAGCAACCCTTCCTTCTTTGTCAATTTTAAATACAGTAGTATTTGATGAATTTGCTAATTGAATTAAATGTGCTGATGTTGAAGTTGATCTTAAAGTTAATACACCACTGTTACCAGTACCTGAAGCATATACAGAATAGCCATTTGGGGTAGCAGTTGGAGCAATATTTAACGCTCCTCCTGATTCTACCTTAGCTAATACTGTTCCCGCCGAATTTTGCCATTCTGTTAGGTTGGCGGTTTGGGAGGCTGCGCCTTTGACATAGATAGGGGTTATGTTTGCAGCTCCTGCATTAAAATCAGAAACATAACTAACTGTTAATCCTGGAGTAATAAGATAGTTACCACCAGCAGGTATTCTTGTACCACCACTTGCATAAAGCAAATGTGCTGTCTGGCCTGCGGGAGATGCAAGGGTCAATCCAATTGTTGATGTAGTTGCTGGTGTAATTGTATCTCCGCCAGATTTTGAAACCCCAGTAGTATCTGTAAATGTAATTGTTGTAGTATCTGTTCCAGAATCATCTGAAAATGTAGCACCTACTACATTTACTATTCCTCTTGGAGTAACTGTTGTTCCGTTATTCTTAATTGTTTGATTATATAATTTGCCCCAATTTACATTGCTGCCGTCCGATTGTAGAGCATAATTTACTGTAGATCCATTTTGTACTGGAAGTAGAGCATTTATAGCATTAGTTGCTGATGTTTGTCCTGTTCCGCCTGCCGTAATTGGAAGAACTGCAGTAGATGAAATATTTCCACTTGCATCAGTAGTTAAAATAGCGGCGGAAGTAATCGGGATATTTAGTCCAGATTTTACTTTAAAGTTTTTATCTGCCACTTATTTCCTCCTACAACTTAATCTTTGCTAATTTAACTGTTACATTTGTACTTGATGCATCTGTTACTGTTGCTTGAAGAACTGCATTTGTTGATGCTGTTGTTGCTGAAATTACTACTCCTGACATTGTTCCGCCAGTTTCTGTAATTGCAAATTCTGTCATATCTACAGAAGTTCCGTCAGTTTGTAGAACAACTTTTGAAGTTCTAACCTTTGATCCCTGCTTTAGAGATACCATATATTCAATGCTAGTAAATCCTGACAATGCTGTAGTATCTACAGTTGTTGCAGTATTTGCAGATAATGTGACGGTAGATGGAGTTGTAAGAGCTGTAGTAAGTCCTGTTAGTTGAGATCCATCTCCTACAAATTGACCTGAAGCATTTACTGAAGCTAATACTGTTCCACTTGAATTCTGCCATTCTTGAAGGTTGGCAGATTGAGATGCTACACCTTTGACTACAAGACCTACATAAGAGGCATTGCGTGAATTTACAGTAAGTTTATTTGAATCAAAATCTAAATAAGGTTCAGACTGATTTGTTCCTTGTAAATATCTTCCAGTAAGAATATTATTATATGCCCATAATGAACCATCTGATGCTATCTTCGCCAAAACGCCATTGCTACTATTTTGCCATTCCTGAATACTAGCAGATTGTGAAGAAGCAGCTTTAATCGTTAAGCCAACAGCAGTTGCAGATTGAAGATTTGTATAAATATTGCCATTATAACCAAATCCTGTAATTTCTGTAGAAAATCCGCCGTTAGTTATTACAAGTGCTGCTACACCTTGAGATGTATCACCTTTTGAAGTAATAGACATAATACTACCTGTAGTATTACCACGTAAAAATAAAATACGTGAGTGAAGTGCTGATGTATTATCATTTGAATAGAATGATTGTGCTGTTACGCCCTGTAAAGTTATAAGGCCATTTCCAAGAGATCCGCTACCAGATCTTCCAATAACAAAATTTCCACTTGAATCAATATTTGCTAATACTGTTCCACTTGAATTCTGCCATTCTTGAAGATTTGCAGATTGTGAAGCGACACCTTGAATAAGTAAACCCTTATTTGTTGATGAGCGTGTAGACAACAATACTGCATTATTTGATTGAAGTTGAATATAACTTCCACCATTTGCTCTATCTAAAAGATATTCTGTTTTTAGATTTCCATTGGAATCTATTGTTGCCAGCACAGTTCCACTACTATTTTGCCATTCTTGGAGATTGGCTGATTGAGAGGCTGCTGCTTTAATAATTAATGGTTTTGTTGAAGCAGAGGCGGCAGTAATAGTATTTGCTGCATCTGTTACAACTGCATTTGTAATGCCATATCCAGAAATTGTAGTTGGAGTAGAAGATATTTTGGACCATCCAAGACTTGTGATCCAGGAAGGATTTGAATAAGATCCAGTTGTAACCACTCCATTTGTTACTGTATCTGCATTTCCTGTAAGTGCTCCTACAAATGATGTTGATGTAACACTTGATAGTCCTGCCAAAGTTGTGGCGGTAGATCCAAGATTTATATCAGTTGAACCAATAGTTACTTTTGAATTTGTAAGGCTAGAGTTTCCAATATTAGAAAGTGTATTGGAAGAGCCTGAAATTGTTTTATTTGTAAATGTTTGAGAAGTGCTTACATCTGCTGTTACAGCAGTATCAATTGCTAATGTTCCTGGACTAGATTCAGTTAAACCATTTCCAGCTATTACTGTTTGACCAGCATTAAATTGAACATACGAAATTGCTGTTGTTCCAAGTGTAATTGTGCCAGTTGTATTTACAATAAATCCAAATCCTGCATTTGTAGAGCCATTTTGAACAAAGCAGAAGTCTCCATATGCCACTTCGCCTGCTGGTGAATTATCTGCATCTGTTGCACGAGTTAGAACCCAAGGATTCGATCCATCTCCAGTTGCAGTTACTGTATATAAACCATTTTGAAAACCTGTTGATTGATTTTTTACAAGCACACGCTCATCAGCGCTTAAAGTATGTCCATCTATTACAAGTGCTCCGTTAGAACTTGAAGTAAGAGTTGCTCCTACTCCACCCGTTCCATTTGCATATGTTGCAGATAGATTTGCAGTTGTTGCTGCATGTGCTGGTGCATGGAAATTTAATCCAGCAGTAGTATTATCTACGTAAGCTTTAGTTGCGGCATGACTTGCTTGAGTTGGTGTATTAGAAAGAGTTAGGTAGCCGCCAATTGTAACATTGTTTGGAAGCCCTACTATGACTGCTCCAGTAGATGTATCTACTTCTACTTCATTTGAAGTTCCACTAATTGATGTTACGCCAGTATTATAAAATTCAATTACATCGTTTGTAGCATTTGCTAATGCTCCGACGCCATTACTTCCTACAAATGTAAGGGTATCATTATTTCCGTCGGCAACAACAGTAGTTGCACCTACGACAATATTTTTAAATATATTTTGCGACGATCCCTTATCTGTATTTGTAAATACTAAAGTTCCTTCTGATGCCCCAGAATCTGTATATGCTACAGATACTCCGTCATGAGTAGAGTTTGTAATTAATGATGATACTGCATCACGAGCATTTTCATCATTATATGTCTGTGCTCCAGTTAATGAAATTGTATTTGCATTGTCGTCATACGAGACGGTTATATTTGTATGAGTTCCATTTGATAATGCAGTTGCCACTGCATCTTGAGCACGTTCGTTTGTAAAATATAAATTGCTTGTGCCTTCATTAATATTATCTGTTCCATATGTTGCAGATGATCCAAGGGCAATTTCATATCCGTTAATTGTTACAGATGAATTAGAAAGTTTATTATTAGCAATTGAACCTGCCAACATTGCATTTGTTACAGATCCCGTATCGCCTGTTGTAACTACTGTACCAGTAACATCTGGAAGAGTAATTGTACGATCTGCTGTTGGCTCTCCGACCGTCAATGTGGTCTCATATGAGTCTGCTACTGCACCTTCAAATACGATGCTTGAATCAGACAGGCTTAGACCAGAAACGACGGGGGATGTGAGAGTTTTATTAGTTAAAGTTTGAGCAACATCAGTTCCTACAAGAGTAGTTGTTGCATCTGGCAAAGTAATTGTTTTATCTGATGTTACATCTGGGGCAGCAAGAGTTAGCTCATGAGCATTTGCAGTTCCTTCAAATACTATATTTGTACCTGGAACATATACTGCTCCATCTACAATTTCCGCCACAGTATTGCTCAAATCTCCAACCTCTAAATATCCATTTAGGGTCGTATTTAGATCTGCTGGTACTACGTTTGCATATGCAGTAATTGAATTCCAAGGGGAAGATCCATTACCTACTTTAAATTTAAGGGTATCTGTTTCAATACCAATTTCTCCCGCCCGCAGTGTTGGATTTGACGAAACCCAATTTGCGGCGGTATCTCTACGAAGCTGAATTCTAACTGCCATTTTCTATGCCACTCCTCCGTCAATTATATCATTGTTTGGTGCTGATGCATAGGATGAACTTGCGGTTCCGCCGTCCATAGAAACAATATAATTTAATTCATCTACATATTGTCCATAATCTACATGACGAACAAGACCTTCTCCAGCATAGTGTTGGTGATCCAATAATTCTTTAGGACCAGCAACATCGTACCAAATTGTTCCATTGTAAGCTTTAATTGTTTGTTCAGTTGTATCAAAATATACTGAGCCTTGTGCTGGACTATTTGGAGCTGTTGCTAAAGCCTGTATTGCTGAAGCAGAAGATGACCCAGCTCCAGTTCCTACTGCCGTCCATGCAGTACCATTATAAAATTTTAAAACATTAGTAGCAGTATTGTAGTAAATAGCTCCTATCGTTCCGCTTGCTGGATCTGAAGCCAGAGCTGGCGGAACGACGGGAGTTAAAAACTTTTTAGCCATTAGCCAACAATTACCGCTCTATATTGTGCTACTGTCGGAGCAGTTGCAAATTTAATTGTTACTGTATTTACAGTAGCGTGTTCTACATCTGCCTCAACTTGAGCATATGGTGATCCATTTTCAAATATTTGAACGGATACATCTCTAGTTCCAAGATTATGTGAAATTGTATAAGTTGTAGCCGCAGCGTCTCCGATATCGTCTACAAATTTACGAACTCCATATCCTGCAGCAAATGTTAAAGCGCCAGAACTAAATGTAAGTCCTGTTCCTGCATTTACTCCCAAACCATTAGCATCTACAGAAACGCCACGAGTAGTATCAGTCTTTACTTCAATTGCTCCACCAGTATTAATGAGAGAGGCATTTCCAGAAGTTGGAGTTACATCTGCGCTAAATACTGTTCCAGTTAGGGTTAGTCCTGCTCCTGCTGTATATGTACCAGCACCAGAGAACTGTGTAAAACTAATTGCATCTGTTCCAATTGTTGCTGGGGAGTTTGTTTGAACCCATCCAGTGTTTCCATAACTTGTTCCAGAAGAAACAAATATAAAGTCTCCGCTAGCAACTTCAGTTGGAGTATCAAAATCTAGTGCACGGATTGGTCCACCAGAGGCTTGAACTACATAAATACCATTTTCAGACTGCGTTGTTTGGCCATTTACCAATACTCGCATTCCTGCAGCAAGCGTTACTCCATCTACTACGTCTCCTGCTTCTAGAGCAGTTGCGATAGTAATATTTGTTCCAACATAAACTTTTGCTGCCTCATGAACATGTAAGCCTTCAGAAACTGCATCTACATATGCTTTAGTTGCTGCATCTGTTGAATTTGTTGGAGTTCCAAGATTTGTAATCTTATAGGTTCCAGCATCTAGGTTTGCACCAAGAGATGTGCTTGTACCAAGAACTTTATTTGTTAATGTTTGTGATCCATCTTTTGTAGCTACAGTTGAATCAATATCAATTGTAAGTGTTCCAGCTGAATCATTGTATGTTGCATCGATTCCTGTACCGCCAACTATAGTATCAGCAATTTCATCTTGTACACGCTCTTCTGTATAGTATAGATTTGTGCCTTCAGCAAGATCTGATGTAGTATGTGATGTGAATTGATCTGCTACTACAAAGTCAAGAGTTCCATCTGAATCTTCATATGTTACCGTAATACCTGTCTCGGTATTTCCAGTAACCATTGCACCAACTTTATCTTGAATTGCTTCATTGTTGAGTGCTACGTTGCCGCTTGTTACAACAAAGTCAGTGGAGCTGAAAGATGCAATACCTTTATTTGTATCTGATGCATCTTCTCCAGAGATTGTGATAATTCCTGCAGGGTCGCTGTAAGATATATCAATTCCTTCTCCTTCTCCAAGTGAGGATCCAATAACATCTTGTGTAGCTTCTGTAAAATCTGATACTTGAGAAGCTGTGATTGAAATATTTGTATCAGATGCAGCAGTTAAACGACCTTGTTGATCTACTGTAAATGATACGGTCTTTCCTGCGGATCCGCCATAACTTCCGTGTGATACTGCGGTGTTGTCAAGGTCGATCGTTGTTTCGCCTGACGTATCATTATATGTTGCAGTTAAACCAGTTCCACCGATAACGGAAGAGCCGATAACATCTTGAATTACTTCCGTTGAACCAGAGGCTGGCACCCACTCAGTTCCATTGTAAAAGAATAATACATTTGATGTTGTGTTAAAATAAATTTGACCTGCTACTGGGCTAGACGGCGCAGAGCTGAGGTTTTGGATTCTGGCATTCTGAAGTTCATTTTTATTCAGATTAATGCCAGTTACGAATAATCTTGCCATTTTTTATCTCCTTACGACAGGTACGCTGTCCCTGCAAATGGTTGAGCCATTGTCAGTGTTATTTGATTAATACTATTATAATCTATTCCTGTTTCCAATATGTCTCCGCCACTTGTTTTGACGGTGACATTAGGGTAAAAGCCTAAATTATGTGTTATTGAAACTGAATATATTCCTGCTACTGGTCCAGATACTTGTCCTATTTCCCAAGAATGAGAAGATGCATAATCTGATCCCTCTTGAATAAATTTAATTACTGTTGCACCAGTCCAGGTTATATCAGAAAGTTTTGGTCCATAAAAATCTGTTGTGGCTGTATTATAATAAAAATCTCCAGTAAGCCCAAGATTTGCTGATGGGGCTCCTACTCCATTTAAAATTGTTCTACCCCTTGGCCCTTGTGGACCAGGAGTTGAAACTAAAACTGAGTTTTCTGTTTGATTTACTACTACTATATTTTCGGTCATACAGTGACAGTCCTCTTAAGAGTTATGTAACCCCCAAGAAGTTTAATTCTATTTGAATTACTGTCTACGATTATTAGGTCATAAATAGATTTTGGATAGAATAACTTCTTAGTTTGAGTTGGAGTCATTTTAACTGTAACTTTGCCAAGGGCTCCGTCGATTGTTATTCCACCAGAAGGTGATGTTAAAGTAAAGGCAAGTTTTTGGGCTGTAGCATCTCTTACCTGCATTTTTGCGGTAGCGCCAGTAAGATCGATGACTGCATCATTCGGATCTTTATATTCTACTACGAATGTGAAAGTAGTATCTTGATCTACTTCCCAATTTTTTTGTCCTGCCATTTGCTGAAATATCTCCTAAATAGGAAAACTCCTATGCTTATTTTAGCACAGGAGTAATCCTAATCTATTATTAAATTATGCCTTCTTGGTAAAGCCAAAAGATGGCTCATTTGGATTTAATGCCTTGAGGATTACTGGCAAGCATGCCGCAATTCCACCTTTGATTAAATCTCCTGGGTCTGTATTACCAGTCATATATAGAGCGATGGCGGCGCCAAGGAAATGACGGCCATAGCTTGCTAACGCTGCTAGAATTTTCTCTTGCATTGTTACCTTTCCATCCTGATTAAGATCTTCTTTCATAAAGACCTCCTTATTTCTGGGCCCTATGCCCAGGAATTTGGGTGTTAACCCAATTCTATTATACTACTAAGCAGAAATATCCACAATCTCGCAGTTACCATCTGATGTACAAGCAAGAGTCTGTGTTCCACTTGTTCCGTCTTCAGTTTCGTAGAAAGACAAATCTTCCCAACGAATTTCTGATGGCATCTTAGAAAGAAGTTCTAAATATTCTGTTTCAGTAACTTCTTGATATGGTGCTTGCTTATAGCTATGATCTGAGTGTGGAAGGAATGAAATTCCAGATACTTCATCAAAATGCTTATATACCCAAGCACCAACTTCCATCCATTCATCTTCCTTTACAGATACAGTAATAGATGGTTTATGTTCGCACCATGCTCGCTGATATACGAGCCATGTATTTAAGTGATCAATAGCAGTAAGATCATTTCTCGTAATAGCGCCTTCTGGTGCTTTTACTGGGAATGAGAAGACATAAGTATCGTTTGGCTTCATGAAATCATCTTCTACTGGAATTCCGACTTCTTTCAAAAATGTTGATAGTGGATCTTTCTTGTCACCACGAACTGTGCGGATATAATAATCTGAATGCCATGCATGCATTCCAGAAGATACACCTACAAGCTGTGATACAGTTCCAGATGGCTTGACGCATGTGATTGCGGCAGACTCGTTAATGCCAATCTTTTCTGCTTCTACTTTATTTGTCTCTCTAGCATATTCACGAAGACTTTCTAGCGTCTTTCCTAGTTCATCTAGATTCTCTTTACCAGAAAAGAACTTGTTGCCAAATTGACCTGTTAGAGAAACTCCAAGCAGTCTTTCTTCTTCGGTGTTATCTTTCCAAATTTTACGAAGGTATTTAAAGTCTGTTAGTGTAGATTGCCATGTTCCTAGAATTGTGGCAAGTCTTACCTTTTCTGCTACTGTTTTACGAGTATCCTTCTCTCTGATTACAACTTCAGAGAGGTTACAAAATTGATAAGGTCTGAGGATAATTTCTGAACATGGGTTTGTTCCGTAATGGATTTCAGGGTCTCTGCGTCCCCATCGTGCTGCCTGCTTTTGAGCAGCCGCCACATTGTAAATACCACGTTCTCCTGATTTTGAGTCATAAAGATTCTTCCATTCTGCAATAAACTGTTCCATCTCTGGTTTACGAGAATATGCTACTGAATTATTTGAAAGGGCTCGCTGCGAATTGTTCTCCCACCAGTTACCTGATTTTGCTGCCGCCATCTCAATGTCATTAATGTTTGAAAGCGAGATCATCGCAGAACGACGAACTCCTCCAACAACAACGATTTCACCAATCTTACACATTATATCGTGTGCTTCGATAGGTTTCAATTGACGACCTGCCGCTGTTTTAAACTTTGCGATTGTAAAGTCAAAAAGATTAATCAATGGCTGTGGTCCTGAAGAGCGGCCTCCCATTGTCTTAAGACGAGCACCTGCTGGACGAAGTTTTGATACATCGATTGCTGGAATCTGTCCTGCCCAAAGCATTGCAAGAAGTTCACGGTAAGCTTTTGCCCATCCAGTCTTTGAATCTTCAACAACAATAACGGTGGTAGACTTTTCAAATGATTCTGGGACGGCAGGAAGTTTGTTGACATACTTATATTCAACAGAGAATCCAACACCAGTTCCACACATCAAGATATACATCGTTTCATCAAATGAACGTGGATTATCTACTGGAACAAATGAGCAGTTGTATCCTGCAACATGGTCTCTATCAAGAGCAGCACCTGCAGTCATTACTGATCGCATTGACGGCATTACATTTCGGTTATAAACAGCATCTTTAAGTTCTGCAACTAACTTTTCATCTGGTGTATATCCGTGATTCTTTCCAAGGTGATTTAACATGAAGTCAAAGTATCGATCTACAGTTTCTCCCCATGTTTCTCTGCGATTCTCTTCTGGCATCCATCTTGCATACCTTGATAATGCAATGAAATTTTCGTATGGGTTTTCAATAACTCTTGACATATAACACCTTTTCTCCGCCTTGCGGTTTAAATTTAAAAATTAGTAAGACTCTAATTCTAGCAAACTTTATTTATAGAGGGAAGGGGTTTAAGAAAACTTTTTAAATATGTGACTGAATGCATTATTGGTCAACTGATTCCAGTTATAGTCTTCATGTATTTTAGTTGACTGAGCGTAATAGTATCCAGAATAAGCATTAAAGTTTATTGATACATCTCTCATAAGTTCAAGTAGATGTTGATAGTTTGGTTCAAATACTTTTCCTTCATGTGGAAAAGGCCAAGGTGAATCTATAAGTTCTGATTTTAACTTTAATGGTCCTAGATATCTTTCATAATCTGCCCAATCACCTGTACAAATTGTAGGCATACCAGTAGCTAATGCTTGTAATGGAATAAATCCAAATCCTTCACCATATGATGGATAAATTAAAACATCATGATCATGATACAATTTAACTAATTCTTCAGTTGTCATATCTTTATCTATTATATATATATTATTATATAGAACATTTGGTAAACCTAATATATTTTTATCTATATAGTTATTATATATTCTAGTAGTATTATGTTTATATACTTTAAGTGTTAAAGAATAACGTCGGTCATTACCAAAAAGATTTGTAAAAGCGTCGACCACCATTTGGCCCGCCTTTCTTGGCGCTGGCTCGCCGACATGCAAAAACTTTATAACGTCATCATCACGGCGGCGGCGGGGCGCCCAAACAGGATCTATTCCATGTGGGAAAACACGAACATCTTTGTATCCGTTATCTGCAAACACATTAGCACACCAATCAGAAGTTGTCCAGATCTCATGAACTAAAGATAAAGGACTAGCCCATCTTTCAGGAATTACAGTTGATTCCCATGGAGTATAACTAATCTGATATTGATTACGATGAAGTTTAAAATAATCTGGTTGAGAAAAGTTTAATTGTACTGGTGCTTTTGAATATTGAAAAGGAACTTCATGACCTAAATTTTTTAAAGAATCTACTATCTTTGTGCCAGCATGACCGTAACCATTATTGGTTTTCATATTGATTATCGGCGTTGAGAATGAAATTTGCATTTTATTTTCTGGTCAACTGGCTTGACAGGCATTGCCAAACAATGTTACTATTATAGTTCGTTATCTCTAAAGGAGGAAATGCCAATGGAGAATATCAAACAAAAGCTGAGCGATGTTGCTCATAGTTGGACTGTTATAGGAATGATAACATTATTTCTATTCGGAGTCCAGCCTGAAACAATGACGCCAGCAGAAGCTTTGGTTGTAAAACCAGAGACAAAAACAGAAGCACAACTGAAGAAACAAACGCTGGAAAAATTCAGCAACACTGTGTACAAACCTTCAGAAACGCTTACAGATAAAGAGTTGCTGCAACTACTCAAGTCTGTAGGTTTTGAAGGCAAAGCCCTTAAACTGGCTTGGGCCGTAGCAAAATCGGAGTCCAATGGACGACCAATGGCGTATAACGGCAACAGGAAAACTGGAGACAGTTCCTACGGAATTTTTCAGATCAACATGCTGGGAAACCTTGGCGATGATCGCAAAGAGAAATTCGACCTGAGATCGAACGTACTATTGTTTGATCCAGTAATTAACGCAGAGATAACGTATCACATGACCCAGGGCGGAAATGACTGGAGTTCATGGTCATCCATTAAGAATGGAGCTGTTAGCAAATGGCTAGCAAAGTTTCCTAATCAATAGAGATGGAGAAAGTCATTGAAGATACAGGTTGTATCTAAATATTTGGCTTTAGCAGAAGAGGGCCTTGTGTCAAAAGTGGAATGTCCACTAGACCAAGGCCTTCTAATGCCTAATCAAACAATTGATGATAAAATTTACCTATACTGTCTTTCTTGTGAATACAAAAAAGAAATAGGATTGGACTTTTATGACCGAATGGATAAAGCAGTTAGAAACTGACGGCGGACAGATAAAAGAAACTGACGCCATGGGTAGAGAAAAATTCTGGGAAGATATAGGTAGACCATGACAGAAGAAAATAAAGAAGATCTAGCACAGAACCTAGATATGGTTAATTATATTATGCTACACCGTATCTATGATGTTATGACAATTATTGCCAGCAAATTGGTGGGGGCAGAAGAAGTAGATAAAATGATTAAATATCATGATCAAGGATATCTTTTGGGCCCCGCCCCATCATATACTCCACAGGAAGAAAATGAATAGATTATATATCGATCAAATTACACGATATATGAATACTGCAAAAATAGAATTTCAGAATTACTATGATGATCAAGCTATGGCAACTGGCGCCTTACGCTGGATGGTAAATAGGCTAGAAAAAGAGCTAGGAAATTGCCACGGCGTCGAAAATGGAACCTGCTACTTCTACTGGAAGCATGAGGACTGCAACCGTCTAATGGGCCTTCTAGCCGATTTAACAGGGGATGAAAAATATTTACCAAAAACTACTAGAGGTAGTTCTTGGGATTAAAAAGTAGTTGACTTAAAAAATAATATATGTGATACTTAGATCTGTACGGGTCGTAGCATCCCACCGTTTGCTCCCCGTGCTTACGCTTCGGCGTAGCAAGTCCCAATCGGATCCGCCTCTGGTTGGGATTTGTCCTTTTATAGTGCAATTGCAACGCATTGCGAAAAATAAGTGCAAAATGCAGTGACTCGGCGGAAGAGAGATAGCGGTATAATATCAATATGATCAGAACTCGTAATCTTACATTGTCCACATCTACGCCAACAGAGCTAACAATTGTAGATTCGACACAGTCTGCCAATACTTTAGTTGTGCAGAATAACAATGATTCTGGCTATATTTATTTGGGCACAGATTCTGTGTCATCTAGCAGCTATGGCTTTAAATTATTTCCAGGACAAGCATTTACAATTGAACTCTCCGCCTATAGTCATCTATATGCAGTATGCTCTGCAAATTCAATGACGGCGGCGGTAATGGTAATAGAACGTGCTATCTAATTCAGTAGGCTTTACATCTCCAACTTTACATATACCACCTATTAGATATAGTCCTGTATTTCAGGCAACTGGATTAGTATTTACTGGAGCTAATTCTACCTACCCCACCTATAATTCCTATTACGTCAAGAATGGATATCTAGTATCGTTCTGGATAGATATTAATCTATCTACTGTGACTAATTTTGGAACTGGACAGTTTAAGGTAGATCTTCCGCTCCCGCCCCATAATAATTCATCAAATCACTTTTCAGGTTGGGCTTGGGCAGATCCAACACAAGCACCAGATGCATTGAATGGACATGTCCAGATACAAGCAGATCATATGCCTGGAAGTCAAACTTTAGATTTACATTGGTTAGGTGGAGATACTCCTAATCCTAAACCAGTTATTGAACATTTGTTTTATCAGGGATATCCGATTACTCTTACTACCGCCTCAAAAATTTATGTAGGTGGTACTTACTTTACTGATATATTATAGTTGACTAAGATACTTTCTTTTGTTTTCTAAAGTGAGTTCGTTCTCTATGACAATTTGAACACACGATCTCGCATTTTGCGATTTCTTCATCAATCTTTTTTCTGGACAGTGTTGGAACAAGTTCCATAACATTTTTATGCTTCCGCCCACGAACGTGGTCGAAGTCCATAACATAATATGGAAAATATGATCCACAATCAGCACAAGGAGAGTTCTCCTTAAGGTTTCGCAGATACTTATAAAGTTCTGCTTTCCTTTTAGCAACTGAGAGTTTCTCACTCTTCATATGCCATTATTTTATCATGTAATGTTTATTAACTACGTTTCACATGAAACACTAGTTGACTACTTTTTTACTCCATTGTATAAAGGTACTGAGTCCATCAATTTTACTTTGCGGGTTGTGACATATCCGCCTTTATCATCTAATTGCATTCTGGCGGTTTCTTCATTTTCCGCAAAAACTTGTACGATCATTTCGACCTTATAGCTGTAGCAGCTTGTATCTTCTACTTTATCCATGTAGCCAGTATAGCATTTATTATTCTAGTTGACTATAATTTTAGATTTCTAAAAATGTTAATATATTTTTATTTTGTATGATGCACAGTTTTACAATGTCCGATTTGTCCTAATACTGCGCCCATATGTGGTCTATATCACAGGATAATCGTGTGATTGACATCACAAATGTCCGAATTGAGACATTTGTCCCCTTGAAAATGTCAGACCCCCCTG